CATATTTTGAGATGCTGCCTGTTCCGATGTTGGCTGCTCCGTTCGCGTTGCCCAGACTTGCCCACGCAGAAAAGCTTCCCGTCCGATTGACTGCTCGAACGCGAACCCAGCCAGCGGCTAGGGTTGCGTTGTAGAAAAAGCACTCCGTGTCGCGCGTCGTGATCGGCGCGTTGGATCCGGTAGCTGGCGACCACGAGTAGTCGGTCGCGCCGTCCGAATTGGTTCCGGTCACCTTGGCCTCGTAATAGGAAAAGTCCGACTGCGTGTTCGGACTCCAAGAGACGCGCGTGCCGAAAAGGAATGTCGTCGTTCCGGTGACGTAGGCAGGCTTTACGCCATCCGCGGAGATTGCGCCGCCGGCCGGCGTGGTTACCGTGCCCGAGTAATTCGGAGCCGTGCGGGAGAGCGTAGCCGAGATCGCGCTGGGCGTGTTCGAGAATGAGATCGCTCGGGCCGCGAACTCATACGCGACGCCAGGAGCAAGGTCATCAATAGACGCCGCAATCGAACCAGACGAGAGCACGTTCGCAACCACGTATTCGCTCGCTCCGCTGCGCCGGTAGAGGATCTGGAGCAGCGCCCCGCCGGTCGGCATCGCCGGCGCCGTGACTGTGATGCGGGCCAGGGCCGTGCCGTCGGTCGCGAGGTAGGTTGTCTCGCTCGCGTAGGTCGGAGCGTTCGGAGTCGACGGCGCGACGTTGGAGACAGCGCCGGCGGTGATCGCGACTGGCGTCGCCTGCACGCGGGTCGCGAAGCCGGACACGTTCTCTAGCGCGTCGTAGGCGTTGACCCAGTAATAATACGTCGTGCCGACCGCGACGTCCACGTCGACGAAACGCGATGCGTCGACCTCGGCGATCTTGTTCGTGTTCGCGTTGGCCGGAGTCACGCCGGTCGTGTTGCGGTAAATGCCGTACTCGGAGAAGTCGGGCGCGGTCGAATCATCCCAGTCAAGGCCCACCGCGGAGCCCGTTCCGATGGTCGCGACGAGGCCGGTCGGGATGCTAGGCGCCACCGTGTCCTTCTGCACGTTGACCGTCGCGCTGACGTAGGACGTCGAGACCTTAAAGAAGCTCTCGCCGAAGATGCGGACGTTGTAGGTTGTACCGATCTTAACGTCGCTTGAGATGTAATCCCTCGTCTGATCGCCGGGGACAGTGTTCCACGTAAGATAGGTCGTCGAGGTGCTTTCCTTGTATTCGATCCCTACGTTGCCGCCGGCCTGGATAAACTCCTCAGCCGGCGCAGACCACGAGACGAGGATGCGAGGCAGCGCTGTGCCGTCCGCTTGGATCTGCTGCGTCGTTCCGTCCGCGGTCAGCGTCAGGTTCGTCGGCGCGGAGAGGGTGAACGGATCGGGCAGCGTCGTGTTCGGCGCGTCGTGGACGTAGATCTCGTCGTTGACGGTCCAGTCATAGACCGTCGACGCCGTCTCGCGCAGCGTCATCTCGATTGCCAGCTGCGGCGGACTGCCATCGCTCGCGAAGTTCCACTCCATCACCTCGAAGACCTTCTGGGTCCAGCCCATCTTCGAGTTGGTAATCATCACCGTATCGCCGGCTCGCACTTGCATCGCCTCGAGGCGGAAGCGCGCGGTCATCGTGATCTCCTCGCGAGCGCGTCGCAGTTCGATCACGGCCAGCCGCTGGGCGCAGGCGGGCGACGTCGTGAACGGCAGCGCCACGTCGCGCCAGTAGCGGATGCCGGCGTCCTTGGTTACGTAGGTCGTCGATGTGATCTGCGGAAAGTCAGACGGCTGCCAGTCGTTCTCGGGCGAGACGTAGACGCCCTTGACTCCGTTTACTCGGTCGCGGGCGGAGGTCTTGGTCTGCACCGTCATCTGGCCGGCGAAGTGCTTCTCGGTCAGCGTGACGGTCGGGATCCGGTAGCCGGCCGCATAGACCACGACCTTGCCTCCCGAGTAGGCGATGAGCCCGCCCATCGCGGTGATAAGCTTGCCTATGTTTTCGTCGGGCGAGGCGCTGGTGTAAAGGACGCCGTTCGCCTCGTATCGGTTCTCGTAGGTGGCCGGCGAGGTGACCGGCTTGATCTCGACTTGCTCGTCGCAGATGTTCGCCGCGGCGTTGATTGCCGTATCGTCGATCTCGGCCGAGTCCATCGCCATCCCGAGCGAACTGGTCAAGTAGTCCCGAAGGCAGAGCGCAGGGTTGGCCGAGTAAGCCGTCGTCGTTGTGCGCGGGTCATAGACTTGCTTTCCCTTGACCACCGCGGAGATGTTCGGGATGCCTCCGGTCCACACCTCCTGGTTCCACACTAGCTGAACGTAGATGTACGCGATGCCGCGGAGGCGGTGGTCGCTCGTCCACTTGCCGTCGGTAAGGCCGGATGTCGCGGTTTCAAGGTTCGTCTCGACCGTCTGCGTGTCGCTGCCGAGCTTCTTGTAGATCTCGGCGTAGCCCGTGAAGCGCCCCTGGGCGGCGCTGCCCGCGCCCGTCAGCGCGAGCTCATCGTTGAAGTAGACGTCGCCGATCTCCTCGACCTCGTGACCGGCCATCGCGACGACGAGGTGCAGATACTCGTTCTTTGTTCCCGTCGTCGAGATGTAGACGATGACGCCGGAGGTCTTGGTCTGGCCGTAAACGATCTGCCGCGCCGCAATCGGCGAGCGGATCATCTGCGAGCGGTCGGTGAGCGACGGGTCGGAGTAGCTCGGAGCCTTCGGCGCCAGCAGCTTGGAGGCCGCCATCGAGGCAGCGGTCGTCGCGATGAACTTGAGCACGAACATCACCGCGTTGGCCGCGGCGACACTCAGCCCGATATCCATCAAAGCGATCCAGACGACGACGGCGACTTGCGGCATAGTTAGAGGCGCCAGCAGGCGGCGCCGTTGAGGTCGAGGAACTCCAGCCCATCGCGGCCCACGAAGGCGGCGGCGTTACCCACGCAGACGCCCAGGCCGATGCCGTTGCCCACGTCGCGGGCGATCACGTCACCGCGGCGAGCGAGGCCGATCTGCGCTGGCTTAAGCCCGAGCTCGCGCGCCAACTCCAGAATCCCGCCGGCCTTGTCGATGATGCGCTGCGCGCCGATGCCGCTCGAGTAGGTGCCGCGATAGTGCGCCGCGGGATCTCGGCCCGTTGCCCGAGCGACCCAGTCGGCCGCAAATAGGCAGCAGTCATTCGCGCCCCACGCGAACGGCTGGCTGCGCCGCTCTTCGATAAAGCGCGCAAGCTCCGCGGGAATGTCGGAAGCCTTCATTCGTAGCCGGTTTCGCCAGTCTTGTCGCCTCCGTTCCAGTTCGTTTGCTGCGTCTGGTTCGGGTTGCCCCAGTAAATGGCCTTCTCCTGGATCGCGGTAACGAACTCCAGCCCGAGATCGCCGGGGAAAAGCGCGGTCTGCTCCTCGTGCGTGTAGCGCACCTCGCGCGGCCGCTTGAAATCAACGAGCCGGTTCTCGGCCGTCATCGTGATGTCTGCGGACTGGCCGTCGTCCGAGATCTGCATCACGTCCATCCGCCCCTGGAACACCGTCACCGGCGACGAGATCAGCGTGCCGGCGGTCGGCGAGAGCGCGCCGAAGAGCACCGTGCAATCGCGGCCTTGGTAATCCTCGGTCAGCGCAAGCGCGATGTTCGCGGTCGGCACGCCCGAAAGCCGCATCGAGATGCCGCGGGCCGCGAGGTCGGTCGTCTCCTCAATTGGAGAGATGCTGCCGAAGGTGCCGATGCCGAGGTAAGGCACGCCGGCGTAAGTCAGCGTCCCGTAGCCGGTCCATAGGCGCGTGTAAGCCGAAGGAAAACTAAGCGAGACGAGGATGACCGGCGCCAGTTGCACCGTCGTCACCTCGGTCACCATATCGGCCGAGAGCGTGCGGCCTGCGGTTGTGATGCTCATTGCGCGACGTCCTCAGCGATCGAGAAGGTGATGCCGTAGATACTCGCAAGCTCTATCGACCACTCGGTGCGCGACTCAGCCAGCCGGAAAACGCCCTTTGCGTTGGAGTAGGTGATCGACGTGCCGCCTGTGTAGCTGGAGCGCAGAACCGGGAAGAGGTCGACGCTGCTGGAGGAGTTGACCTGGACGACCTTGTAGAGCGACGTGCCGATCTGAAGCCAGTCTCCAACCGCGAAGGTGCCGGTCGCGCCGGAGATGCCGAGAGTCGAGGTGTTGGCGGTCGCGCTGCTGACGGTCAGCGTGCCGGTCACGTTGCCCCGCGCTGAGGTGTTGGCGTAATCCTGGAAGTAGAACGTGCCGCGCTGCGCTGCCAGCAGGAAGCCGATCACCTCCTCGGCCGCGGCGCGCGTCATAGGCGGGCACTCGACCGAGCCCATCCACGCTTGCCCCGGCCAGTTGTATTGCTGCGTCTGGAACGTGAACGGCGAGACGTTGCGCGAGGTCGCGCTCATTCCCGAAAGCGTCAGCTTCGAGATGCGGAATGGCGACGGCGGTGTGAGTGGGTAGGAAATTGCCATAGCTTAGGCGAACGCTGCGCGATAGGCGCCACCGCGGCGCACCATATCTGGAATCTCGGCCTTGAGGCGTTTGCGCTCCGTCTCAAGGATCGGCACGAGCTCGGAGCGGGTGACGCCGGCGGCGATGTGGTAATTGATCGTAACGCCGCCGATTCCGCCAGATCCGCCTCCCGAGCGCATTGCGGAGTTGGAGATAATGTTTCCTGAGCCGGACGGGATAAAAAGCTCTGGCCCCTTTTCGCCGACGATGTAAGGCCGCCCGTTAATCACGGGACCGCCAGCGGCGCGACCTGGAGGAG